TTTTCTGTTTCAATATTCCATTCATTGTAGAAAAAATCTGAATGTCCAAAAGATCTTCAACAATAGTTCTCCTATCCGACTGTTTGAGCTGCATGAATGGCTCAAAGGTAGAACTTCCCAAAACAACAATTTGAGTAAAGGACTTGAAATTCAACTTGAGAATAACTTTTTCAAGATATTCCTGCGAATCTCTGACATTGGCCATTTGGTCTAAAACTTTTCCATTCTGAACAATCTCAAATAAATTTGGTCTGATTCCTCTACGAATTTTAAAATCTTTTTTCCCAATTGAGAATTCTATTTCAACCAGCAACCCCTTTTCATTAATCGTATTAACTAATTGAGTTTTATTAATGCTGCGAAAAGGTTTTCCAAACAATCCAAAAGTCAATGCATCTAGGACTGTCGATTTTCCCGATCCGTTTTCTCCAATAATTAAAGTAGTGGGCGATCTGTCAAAAAAGACAGTTGTGGGGGCATCTCCTGTAGAAAGAAAATTCTTCCAAGAGATTTTTTTAAATATAATCATTCAGTTTCGTTTAGAAGTTGTGGTTTAGAACCCAAGTTCCTATAGTGTGCATTTTTAATACCATCTTTTAGTATGATATTAATCATTTTATTAATAGTGATATCTCTCTTATGTGCTTCCCGAGCAATTTTCATAAAATCTTTGTCTTTTAATTCTATATCAACCGCTTCCCATGGCTCTTCTTCCTTACCAATTTCTGGTCTAATTCCTCTACTTCTTCTTTCTCTTTCCCTTTGTCGTTCTATTTCATCCATGTCATAATTAGTCATTCTATTTTCCTTTCTATGATGGTCGTGAATCGTTTTCGTTCTTGTCTAGTGCTCATATTGTCTTGCATTAATTTATTAAGAGGTTCTTTATTGTCAAATTGTAATCCATCTACACAATTTTTAATAACACTCATAGTATCTTCAACATCTTCCATATTCTCAATATCCTCTCCCAAATCTTCTATGTCAAACAAATTATCAACCACCGAAATATGGCCAACTCCAACATTTATCAATTTATCCATTAAAGTTTCAAACATATAAGAATTGGTTTTAGATTGAATAATTATTTTTACATAACAATCTTCATATTGAGAAACATCAATGTGATCTATTTTTCCTTTTGAATCATCATAATAAATTTTATGAAACATAGAATAGGGATTTTCTATAAATTCCGTTTCCATTGTTTCTGTATCATAAATGTGAAATCCTCTCTTGTCATTATAATCTGCCCATGTGATTTCATATGGATTTCCCAAATAAGTAATATTTCCTGTCTCCGATTTATGATGAAAATGTCCAGAAAAAACCTTCTGGAAGGCCTTAAACATTGACTGAGAGTATCCTTCTATTGCAAACGAACCTTTATGTTGTTCAATTCCTTCTATTTGAAGATGACCGAATGCAACCGAAGCCCGTGTCTTTTCTATCAATTCTCTTGTCTGTTCTTCATTGTCTGCACAGATCCAAGGCAAAAATACTGCTTTGTTTTTACCATCTAAAGATACTTCGGTTGGTTCAACGTGTACTGTTACATGATCCATACCATCTGTCAATTCAGACATAGAATTTACTGCAAGAGTATTTTTGTAATATATATCGTGATTACCAACAATAATATCCATGTTGATTCCCATCTCTTTTAGCGGAAGAAACAGAATTTCTTTCATAGAATTTAGAGTCTTATAATTAATAAATTTTCTTCTATCAACCACATCTCCCAAATGTAATATTTTGGTAATACCTCTTTCTTTTAACGTAGGAAAGAATACATCATCATAAAATCTTTTGAAAAAATTATTAAAAATCAAACTATCATTGCGAGCTCCAAAGTGGGTATCTGTCAGCAAAGCTATTTTCATGCGTATGCCTCTTCCATAAATTCAACGAGAGGTGATAACTTAGCAAGATTCTTATCAACTTCTGGTTTGGGTTTTTTCTTTGCTCTTTTCTTCTCTTCAAATGCATGAATGAAGTCATATATACTTGCACGTTTATCTGCTGTCATTGGAGATGTACCAGATACTACACTTGCAGACTCTTTTGCACTCATTGCAGCCATGTCTGAATTGTCTTCTAAAGAACTAAACTCATCCATCGTTTTATATTTGATATAAAGTTGTTTCTTTTCCTTTTCAATTCTTCTAAGGAATGCGTAATATATGATTTGAGTAAAATATGCGAATGGATTGGTTGATTTTTCTGGATTGAAATTACTTGCGTACATTACACAATTTTCAATTCCATCACTTACCATTTCTTCCCGAAATGCATAATTTATAAAGTTTGGCCGATGAGAAAGTCTTTCTGCTATTTTGAGAAAACATTCTCCTGCATAATCTGGTATCTGTGGTGGTGTAGTATCATCATCCTTTGACTTCAAATAATCTTCACGATAATCTCTCATGACTACCAAGAATTTTTCATTGTCCACATAATGTTGTTTTTTCCTTGCCATGAATTTCCTTTCTTATGTTAATAATATATCCATTATATCAAATTCTATTAAAAAAGTCAAGTATTATTTAATATTTAAAAAAGACTTGACAAATCCTCAGCAAAGTGTTATAATGAGTCTGTGACGGTTTCAAATGAAAGTATATACTTAGTTTAACATTTCGTTTTCATTGCCCAATGGTATAAATTCTTCAAATGTATCACCCACTTCGTCTATAATACCTTTGTATATTTTATGCATTTTTGGGGATAGGTTTGTTATTGTTACCACATATTTAGCAGATACAGGAATTATTTTATCTTCTGTGAATGGAATCCATTTGGTAAATCTCAAACCTTCTTCCCCTTCATCATCTACAACGTGAGATATTTTTACAGGATGCTTAAAATTGAAGAATCCTCCTTGTGGCTCCATATACATAGTTAATATTTCTTCTCCGCTTGCAAGTTTGACATATTTAAGAGGTGCAGTCATATTATCCTTTTATTGGAATTGTGTAGATATGATATGGAAATTTTTCACTGGTATAGATTTTGATTCTTTCCATGAAATGATTTAAGGTATAATTTTTTCTCTCTTTGTGCGTAAGATTATCTGCTATATCATACAATTTGGCAGATTTTTTTGTATCCGATGTCCTAAGTCCTCTACCTATCGATTGTAAATTTCTTATACGAGACTTAGAAGGAGAAGCAAAAATGATGTTATGAAGATTCCTAATGTTGATGCCAGTACTGTATACGCCATAACTCGCACATATGACGGCATCTCGTTCTTGTTCCACGATAGATCTAACTTGTTCTCTTGATTCTGCATCTGTTCCTCCATAAACAAAAAACACTTTTCTTGAATTATCTATTTTATCTTTCAACATTTCATGTAGAATATTTCCATGTTTTTCTACTAATTGAAATAAGACCAAAGAATTGCCCGAAAGACCCTCAACTAGATTACATATGTATTTATTTCTTTCGGTATGACTTACTAAAAAATCTATCTCTTCTTGATAGTTTAATTTTGAAACAATAGCACAAGCTTCCTTTGAATATTTCATAACAAGACATTTTATATGAATTTCTGATAGAGTTTTCTTTTTAATCAATTCTTTTGTCGTAGTGACCCTTTTAGTTGATCCAAACAACCCCTCTAGTATCAATTTGTGTACCTCTACATCATCTAATGTTCCTGTAGTTCCTATTCTGTATGGTGCATTCTCTAAACCCTTCATTATCTTTGTCAGTGATTTTGATTTATAGAGATGTGCTTCATCTCCTATTACTAGCTCAAACTCCGAAAAAAAATTCTTTTTTTGTTCGTATAGAGATTGCCATGTCGAGACAATGATTGGTTTGTCTGTAACCTTCTCTTGACCTCCAAAAATCTTGTGGACGAATTTTTCGACTTCAAATTCTTTGTCTGCTTTTGCATAGGCCTCAAAATCAGAATACATCTGACTTACCAACGAAAGTGTTGGTACAATGATTAGTGATTTTTGTGGAAAATAATATCGTACCAGATAGTAAATGATTAGAGATTTACCAGATGCAGTTGGTGAAAGTAATAAGCACCTTTTTCGGTCTATTGCGTGTCTAACTGCATTGCTTTGGTAATCTCTTAATTTGTATTCACAGGGAAATGATGTAAGGAATTTAAAATAATCTTCATTAGAAATCTTATTATATGGATCATTTGTTTGATCTATTAACGTATATTCTCTATCATATGCAAATCTTTGAACTTCTGATTTTAGTCCATAGTACATTCTACCAGAATCCATGTTGAAAAGATATACAAAACCATCCCATTTTTTTCTACGAAACATGGGCATGAATTGATAGTCTTTGGGCCGGAATCTGAAATAATGATTCAATTCCATTTTCACACTTGGCTCACATATAAGTCTTAGATAGACTTCGTTTTCTTTTTCTATAATTATTTGCACTACTACCCCAACCCTGCAACAAATTTTCTCCAATTGATTGCATTGTTAATGTGAAAACTTCTATTCTCAATCATGGAAAGAACCGATTTCAAATATTCAACTTTCCCTTCTTGTTCGTTTAAAATTTTCTCAGCTTTTTGTAGGACTTCATCTGCTGCAACATAATGTCTTTCTAGTTCTGTTTTTGAAATGCGAATATTGTGGTCTGGTGCTTTTCCGTTCTTGGAAATAACCACTTCCCATCTTTGCTGAAAAAGGATCTTCCAATGAGTTTTAAGATCACTCAATTTCCGTTTTTCTTTTGAATATATGTTGAGGTATTTTTGATGTACGTTTGGAATGTTCAATGATTCATTATCCAAATCTTTATCATCAATGTGAGAATCTTCTTCCCACATTTTCATAATGTCTTCAAGTTCCATAATTTTTAATTATCTAATAGGTTTTTTATTTCAT